GGTTCTTGAAGTTTGGACAGATGGAAGCTGCTATGCAAAACATCCTAAAAGATTGGGTGGTTCTGCTGTTTACATCAAATGGAAAGACAAAGAATATAGCATAAGAAAAGGGTTTTCTCATACCACTATAGGCAGAAGGGAAACGGAAGCTGTCTTAATGGCTTTAAAAGCTATTCGAAAGGATTTAAGGGCAACCGTTACCTTCTATATAGATAGTCAGTATGTGGCCGATCAATTGAGGTATAAATTTGTAGATTGGGTAAGAGAAGACTTGCGTGTAGAAAATCAGGATTTGTGGGAGAAAATCTTCATGGAAGTCTTGGAACACACAAAACTAAGAATAAAGGTCAAATGGATCCCGGGACATGGGAAAAACTATAATGACCCTATTGTTTGCGGAAATTTCATTGCTGACTATTTGGCGGATTACAAGAAATTTAGTGAATATGAAAGGGATAATTATTTACAATAAGCTGATCCCCTTTAAGGGATATGTAGCAATGACCATCTTTCCTTTCATTTTTGTAAGGAGAGAGTATAAACCAATAGGAAAGAGGACGATCAATCATGAAAGCATACACCTGCGACAACAGATGGAATTACTGGTAATACCGTTCTTTATTTGGTATAGAACAGAATACCTATTTAGAGCAATACGTTATTGGAGCTTTAAAAAGGCTTACAAAAATATCTCTTTTGAAAAGGAGGCTTTTGCCAATGATAAAGACGATCGTTATCTGGAAGGAACAAGAAAACCATTCGAGTTTCTTCATTATCTAAGGAAAGAAGATTAACAACAATAAAAGCAAACGAAAAGAATTATGGAATGGAGCAAGTACCAGTTGGCTATTTTCGATGCTTACGAGAATACCAATAAAAACATGGTAATAGAAGCAACGGCGGGTAGCGGTAAAACCTTTACACTAAAAGAGTTATGCAACAGAACGCCGACAGGAACAAGTTGTTTGTTTATGGCGTTCAACAAAAGTATTGCAGAAGAATTAAAAACAAAACTGCCTACTACAGTAGAATGTAATACTTTTCATTCAATGGGACTTCGTACATTAATGAAAAATTTTAGGTTCCGTATGCAGCTTGAAGAGAATAAATGTTTTTCTCTTTGTATGGAATTATTTGATTTTAGGAAAAAAGAATACAAAGAGAAAATGCGATATTATTTTGCCTTACAAGAATTATGGGAAAAGATTAGGTTGTCGCTTTGTGAAATCAACGAAGAAAATATCTCTGCGCTTTGTATTGAATATGATTTGGATTATGAAAAATCAATGATAAGTAATCTAAATAAAATCAATGAAAGATGGAGAAAAGATTGTGCTAAAATACAAGGCAACAAATCTTTCAAAATGGACTTTCCAGACATGCTATGGATTCCATATAATTTTGTGGATGAAATAAACTTTCCTAAGTATCAAGTTGTTATGGCAGATGAAGGACAGGATTTATTCACACTTCAAAAGGAAATTTTACAAAGATACATCAAGCCAAGAGGAAGATTTATTGCTGTAGGAGATTCAAAACAGCTTATTTATAATTTTATGGGTTCTGACTTGGATGTGTTTAATTCCATAAAAGAAATGCCGAATACCATTTGTCTACCGCTTTCTGTTACTTACAGATGTGCAAAGAAAATTGTCGAAGTAGCGAATGAAGTGTTTCCCGGTACAGAATGTGTTCCCACAGCAAAAGAAGGCATTGTAAGAAGTGGTGACATTTTTGAAGCTGAAAATGGGGATTTTATTCTTTGTAGGAACAATTATCCTTTAGTTGTCACTTTTATTATGTTGCTGGAAAGAGGAAAGAAAGTATCCATCATGGGACGGGACTTCGGGGAAAGTCTTTGCCGGCTTTTAGATGGACAGGAACGCTTGGACGACCTATACCTCCTATTGGAAGATAAAGCCTCTAAACTAAAAAAAAGAGGTTTGTCTGAAATCGCTATAACTAACAACGCTTCTTATGTAGCTTTGAAAGAAAAAGTTTCTATCATTGAAATTCTATACAAGCGTTTCCCCGGTTCTTTTTTAGCTTTGAAACAAAAGATCAAAAACATTTTCTCTGATGATAAAACCGGCATCATTCTCTCTACCATACATAAAAGCAAAGGATTGGAAGCAAAACGGGTTTTCTTTTTAAACCCTGAACTCATTCCTTCTAAATTTGCAAAGACACCTAAAGCTCTGTATGCAGAAGAATGTTTGAAATTTGTTGCTATTACAAGAGCAAAAGAAGAATTGGTTTATTGTCATATAAATACAGGAGAATGGCGTTTATAAGTAACAAAAAATTGTAAGTGTAACACTATAAAAACTAACAATTTTACATATTTTAACTATAAAAGGATAATTATGTAACAGTATAATGTTACATTTGCAACATCAAAAATAAAAAGACATGAGTACTACAGGTTGGATTTTTCTTACAATTATCATAATTGCAATTTGTATCACAGTACATTGCATGTTTGATAATTACATCTATTATAAAATAGAACAACTTGAACAAAACAAAGAAACAGAAGAAGATGAAGAAGAATAAATTTTACACCATTGTTCCTCATGAAAATGGGAATGTATCGCTTTTCAATGCAAGCAAAATAGAAGGGTTGGAACCCTATTTGCCGTCTATGGAAGCTGTAAAAACAAACATTGAACTTCAAGTAGCAAAATGGGAAAGGGACAATTCTTATAAGCCGCAACCGTTAATGTTGGGTGTTCCTTTGGATGTATTCTTGAAAGTGAAAGCCATTACAAAAGGTAAATGGAATGAAATTCCTTTGAACCAAGGCTGTAACGGTGTGCCGTCTGTTCTTCTTATTCCCAATAAAAAGGAAGATGGGGAAGAATGACGGAATCACAAAAGATGTCCTTATTGCTTTAGACAGTGACGCAAGAGCCATGAGATGTGACGAGATATACGAAACTGGGCATCTCGCTCTTGCGGTTACCCTAAAAAACCATTCGGAATTTGGAAGGGAACTTGCAGAGTGTATCAAAGACGGTTACAACCATGTAATGAATTTTACTTTGAATACCGGCGACAGTTTCAAAGCAACAGCAGGACTTCTTGTAATGGATATGTGGGGAAACTGGATATCTTTGTTATCGGCAGAGGGGATACCGCTTTTTTCTTACGATTTTTCCGCATGGAGAAAGAAAGCCAAAAAGTTTTTATACATAGAAAAAGCATCTTTCCTTCCCGACCCGGAGATAACCTACAATTTCAAGATAGAATCACCGTCTAAGAATTTCGTTATCATTCCAAGAGGTAGCGAAGAATGCGATTTTACAAAAGGAATTATTTTACAATCATTAATCTAATGACAGTATGTATTTCGAATCAACTATAAATTACTGGACAGACAATCCAGACGGTTTTAAACCGCCAAGAATACCTGTTAAAAGAACTATTCTTGTCAGGGCTTACACCTATACGGAAGTAGAAGCGATCACTACTGATTGGGGAGCGAAAGAAACAAATGAAGACTTTAGGATTTCTCCTATCAAGGAAACAGATATTATTTCTGTAGTAGGAGAGGGAGAGAAATTTTTCAAAGTCGTTTCCTATTATCCAGAAACAACGCCTAAAGGAAAAGTAAAAATGCAAAAAGCTGTTTTGATGGTTCAATCAGGTTCCGATACAGAAGCTATTGAAAGGGCAAAACTGTATTTTGATTTTCTGCCGGATATTAACGATCTGGTTATTAAATCTGTCACTCTTACAGAAATAGAAACGTATCTAAAGATAGATTGATATGGACAGAATAGGTTTATTTCCAGTTGATAGTAAACACCCAAATCTTGCTTTAATGAAGATATGCTTTCCCTACTTTTCACAAGTACAATTTAAAAACAACAAGATATGAGCAGAAAGAAAGAAACAGAACTTCAAAAACTTATTAGACATATCAATTCCATAGATCGTCCGTTTGAGTTTTTCGATGTATCGAGATGCAATTTATTCTTTAACGGTACACTTAGGAAAACTATTACCTATCTTTACAGAGCGGGATTTATAGAACGGATTGAAAGAGGACGTTATAAACGCCTTAAAACAATCCCGGAGAATATAACTACTGTGGAGTTAGAAAAAATGGCTTACAAACGATAAAAGATATGGAATTTTCGACAATTTGCATTGTATTACTGGGAATAATAACGGTTTTCCTATTGGGAACTGTATTTGTTCTTTGGTTGAGAGTGAAGAATTTGAAACACTATTGCATGGCAATAGATTCAAGAATTGATTCCGTAAGACTTAACTACCTTATCGGTCTTAGAAACCTCTTGATCCAGCAAGAAAGGTTTGAAGATGTGGAATACATAGATGAACTGATCAAAGATGAATACCCCGGTATAAATCTAAAGGAAGTGACGATAGACGATATGATTAATTTGCTATAAACTTTTTAAAATCAATTGATTATGGAAATTAAAGTGAAAAGAATAACTCCTATTGATTATCCTTACACAATAGGAAAAATGTATATTG